CAAAGCTAACTCTAGATATGAAGTTTAAGCCTATTACGGATGAAGACTGGCTTTGACGTTTACAAGCAGCCAGAAAGCGTTTGTATTTAGTGAGGAACCATTCCCAGCCTTTGTTGGCGGTTTTGGTTCGGGAAAGACTGCGGCTGGCATAGCGCGGCTAATGCGGCTCAAACGATATTGCCCGTATCAAGATGTGGCTTACTACCTGCCCACCTATCCGCTGATTGAGGACATTGCCTTCCAACGCTTTCCCGCTTTGTTTGAGCGCAATGGCATTCCGTTTAAGCTGAACCAGCAAAAGGCGGTGATGGAAACGGAACTAGGCCGCATCATATTCCGCAACATGGAACAACCCGACCGCATCGTTGGTTATGAGGTGGCGCATAGCATTGTTGACGAACTTGACACGCTGCCAATCGAAAAAGCCCGTGCCGTTTGGAACAAGATTATCGCACGAAACCGACAAAAGGCGTTCACGGTATCTGGCAAGCCTGTCCGCAATACAGTTGGGGTAGCTACAACACCTGAAGGCTTCCGCTTTGTCTATGACCGCTGGGTAAAGAACAAGGCTGAAGGATATGCGCTGTATAAAGCCAAGACATCCGATAACGCTGCGAACCTTCCAGCCGATTATATCAAGAACCTGCAAAGCACATATTCGACAAGTCTGTTGGCAGCATATCTTGATGGCGAATTTGTCAACCTAACGGCTGGCAGTGTATATCCAGAGTTCGACCGCAAGCTGAATATCACGCTGGAGCAAATTCAGCCACGGGAGCCTTTGCACATTGGCCTCGACTTCAACGTCAACAATATGAGTGCGATTGTCTGCGTCATTCGCAATAATAACCCGCTGGCGCTGGATGAACTAACGGGCATTAGGGACACGCCCACAATGATTAGGGCGCTGCAAGAGCGTTACCAAGGCCATCAGATAACAGTTTACCCAGATGCGTCAGGCGGGGCCACCAAGAGCGTCAACGCCAGCCTTTCGGATATAACCTTGCTGCGCTCCGCTAATTTTACAGTGCTTGCGCCGAATAAAAACCCAGCCGTTAAAGATAGGGTGATGGCGCTAAACCAGATTATTCACAATCAAGGCGTGCGGCGATTGCTGGTAAACCCTGACAGATGCCCTAACCTAATCGAAGGATTAGAGCGTCAAGCCTACAACAAATCAGGTGAACCAGATAAAACGGCTGGCCTTGACCACTTGAATGATGCTATCGGCTATTTTATTGCGTATAAATATGCTATTGGTAGAGGAATGGTTTCCTTCGCTCAAATATCTGGGGTGTAAATGTCTGTCTCCAACACGAACACCGAATATGATGCTAATCGCTTTAAGTGGAAGCGTTGCCGCGATGTAATATCTGGCCGCGATGCTTTAATTCAGAATTATGTTAGCAATACGCGCTATTCTGGCAGCCTTTACAACCCATCATTCGACACAAACAATTATCTGCCAAGGCTAACTGGTCAGACGGATGTTGAATATATCACTTATCAGGAGCGTGCTGCTTTCTTCAATGCTAGCGCACGAACCTTAGACGCCTTCACAGGCATGATATTCTCCAAAGACCCAGTTTATAAGCTGCCTACAGCGATTGAGCCTTATGCCAATGATATTACGCTTGGCGGCGATAATTTGCGTGAGTTTGCAGAACAGATTGTTGAGCAACAGATTGCCGTAGGTCGCGTTGGCATCATGGTTGATTATCCAGCCAATGCGCCAACCAACATTACGATTGCCGCTGCGGAAGCGTTAAACATTCGCCCATTCTTGCGTTATTACACCGCCGAAAGCATCATCAACTGGCGCACCAGCTACACCAATGGCGCGCAGGTTCTGACAATGGTTGTGCTTAAAGAAACCATAGATGTGCAAGAAGATGAATTTACATCCAATCAGGTTGTGCAATATCGCGTGCTTGACCTAACGGAGCAAGGCTATCGCGTTCGCGTAATGGATGAAAGCAACGCGCTGAAAAGCGAAATGTATCCAATACAGAACGGCAGCACGTTGTCGTATATCCCGTTTGTTATCCTTGGGGCTAACAGCGCGACTGCTACAGTGCAGAAGCCGCCATTGCTTGACTTGGTTGACACCAACCTTGCCCACTACCGCAACAGCGCAGATTATGAGCATGGCTTGCACTTCACTGGCTTGCCCACCCCATATGTTGCTGGCGTTCAATTGCCCGAAGGCTCAACGCTTTCTGTCGGCTCAATGAGCGCATGGATATTCCCAGACCCATCCGCCAACGCTGGCTACCTTGAATTTAAGGGCGATGGCCTACAGACTTTGCGTGAAGCGTTGAAGGACAAAGAGCAACGCATGGCTATTCTTGGCGCACGTATGCTTGCTGAAGATAAGCGGTCATCCGAAGCTTTCGGCACGGTCGAATTAAAGTCTGCTGGTGAGCGTTCAATCCTTGCGTCAATTAGCCGTTCGGCATCGGATGCTATCGAGCGTTGCCTTGATTGGATGTGCGAATGGGTGGGCGCTCCACAGGATGCAGTCTTTAACCTCAATACGGATTTTGGCGCTGCACGGATGCAACCGCAAATGGTCACTGCCCTTTTGAGCGCATACCAAGGCGAAGCAATGCCGCTTTCAGTGTTGTTCGATAACTTGCAGCGCGGCGAACTTATCCCTCCGACTATGGAATTTGAAGAATACGAAGCGCAGTTGGATGACTCTGGCCCTAGCTTTGACCAATCGACTCCGGATGAGCCTGAAGATGATAGGCCAGATGACGGTTTGTTAAATAGCATTCGCGCTCGCTTGGGCCTTTAACTGTGGCTGTTAGCGAGGAAATCATTGCCTCGCTGGTTGAGGCTGTTGCTGCGTTAAATCAGCGCACCAACGACGCCTTGTCGCGCACATTGATACAAGGGCCACAAGGTGAGGCTGGCCCACAAGGTGAACGGGGCGAAGATGCACCTGCTGTTACTGACGAACAAATCAAAGCTGCTGCTGTCGCTTGGCTGCAAGATAACATCACGCAACCAAAAGACGGGGTTGATGGGCAAGACGGAAAAGACGGACAGCAAGGCGCTGAAGGTCGCCCACCAACAGATGAGGAAATACAACTTGCGGTCAACATCTGGTTTGAAATCAACCGTGCTTCGCTTGTTGGCCCCGCTGGAAGCAACGGCAGCGATGGTGCTGATGGTCGTGACGGGCGCGATGGCGTTGATGGCAGGGATGGCGCTAATGGTGCTGCTGGCCCCGCTGGTGTTGGCATCGCATTGGTGGAACAGCGCGATGAAACATCTTTTTGGATAACACTGACTGACGGGCAAGAATTCCAGATTGAGTTACCAGTTGCCAAAGCAAAGCAAGTAAGCACTTTTAGGGGCGGTTTCGCAAAGCCTGTTTATTTGTCAGCCGTTGACTTGCAGACGCAAACGCACGCTGCCAACACCGCAACAGCGATGGAATTTGACACTATTTTAGACAACTACGGCATCACGATTGAAGACAACGTGCGCGTGGTCTTTAGCGAAAGCGGATTGTATAACATCCAGTTTAGCGCACAGTTGCTCAATTCCGACAGCCAAGAACATGATGTTAGCATCTGGCTGGCGCGCAATGGCGTCGCTGAACCGGATAGCTGCACAGATATTACCGTTCCTAAAAAGCATGGTAACTTTAATGGCGCTGCCGTTGCCGCATGGAATTTTTACTATCGGGCGGAGAAAAACGAATACTTCCGGTTAATGTGGTCATCGCCTAGCGCCCAAGTTTACATTGCAGGATTGCCAGCGCGAACCGCACCAGTTAGACCAGTGACACCATCCATCATTCTAACAGTCAATAAAGTCGCGCCTTGACCGTATCCGACCAACTCCTTGACCTTTTGACCATACGGCAACTGCTTTTGCAGCGCATTATCGGTGGGCAAGATGCCGCCATAAATAAGCAACTGGACGCAATAGCTGCTGAAATCGAAAAGGCATTAAAGGGCGATGACCTTTCCACATATAAGGGCAAGCGTTTAGTTAAGGCGATTGAAGAACTAAAGGCGATTATGTCGCTGCCATTCCCTGACCTTTCTAAGTTAGCTGCTGCTGAAGCTGCATTCTTGCAAAGCGCATTCATATCTATCGGCATAGACACAGTGATACCGCCAGCATCTGTTTTGGATGCAATCGCTAAGTCATCTCTGATACAAGGCGCAACAATTCGGGAATGGTTCAGCCGATTAAATCAATCCGCAAGGTTCGACATTGAACGTGCTGTCAAGAACGGCGTGACGCTTGGCCAGACCAACAGAGAGATAGCCAAGGCTATTGTCGGCAATGGTTCTGATAAAGGCCCACAGGCGCTTGCAAAGGCAAGGCGCGATGCAATGGCCATTACTCGCACTGGCGTTCAAACTATTGCTAATGACGCTCGCATGGCTGGCCTGATGGAAAACCAAGACATCATCAAGGCTGTGCAATGGGTTTCGACACTGGATAGCCGCACCAGCGAAATATGTATGGCCCGTTCTGGTAAAACATGGACGTTCCCGAAATTCAAGCCAATAGGCCACACAATACCTTGGGATGGTGGGCCACCCGCTCATTGGTCGTGCAGGTCAAGCTTTGTGCCCATCACAAAGTCATTTGCCGAAATACGGGGCGAACCAGCCGCAAAAGAAATATCGCAAACAACTCGCGCCAGCATGGACGGGCAAGTTGCTGCGGATTTGTCATTCGACCAGTTCCTAAAGAACAAGCCAGCATCATTCGCTGATAAGATGCTAGGTAAGGGCAAAGCTGAATTATGGCGCTCTGGAAAAATTACGTTGTCACAGCTATTAGACCAGCGCGGCAACCCGCTCACGCTAGCACAATTATCTCGGCTATAGTATTATTGTTCCTAGCATGATAATAAAAGAATTACGCCAAGGCTGTGCTGCGGCATAAACCGCCCCTGTGGGGCAACAATAGTCCAGAGGACAAACTTATGAGTGAAGAACGGATAGCAGAGTTAGAAGCAGCGATGGAAGCACTGAGTGCTAAGAACCGCGAACTTCTAGGGGAAGTCAAAGTAGCTAAAGCGAAAGCAAAAGGCGCAGAGATAGACCCAAACGATTTTGTTGCGCTTCAGACTGAAAATGAAACGCTTAAATTGCAACTCGATAAAACGACCAAGGATAGCACAAAGACGATTGAAACATTGCAATCAAGCTTGACCGAAAAAGACGGCGCACTGCAATCATATTTAATCGACAACGGGCTAAACGATGCGATGCTTAAAGCTGGTATCAAGACTGAATTCATGGCCGCTGCAAAAGCCATGTTGAAGTCGCAAACCAAGCTGATGGCGGAAAATGGTCAATACTCCGCACTTATGGGTGACAAACCGCTGAATGACGCGATTGCTGAATGGGCCGCTGGCGATGAAGGTAAGCACTTTGTTTCCGCACCCGCTAACTCTGGTGGTGGAGCCACTGGCGGAACTGGCAATGGCATTGCTATCGCACCCAAGGGCAACCTTGGAGGTGACAGGACGCAGCGGACAAACGCAATTAAAAATATGTTCCCTGACCTACCATAAAGGATTTTAAGTTATGTCACTTTCGCAAATGAAAGTATTCAACGAATACGTAATGCCAGCTACCATTGAGACACTGGCTCAAATGGTTGAAAAGTTTAATGCTGCATCAAACGGCGCAATCCGCTTGACCACCACTGGCTTTGACGGTGACTTCTATCAGGAGTCGTTCTTCGCTGCCGTGCATAGCGCACAGCGTCGCGTTGACCGTTACGCAAACCAAGCATCCGCAAGCGCAACTGACCTTACTCAG